CGTTAGACAAGCCACCAAAGGTAGCCTCTTGAGCGCCGACCACCAGCTGCACATCGTCAAAAATGGTTTTGACTTCGTACAAATTGGGGTCAATTCCGATCATTCGGACCGGCTGGATCAGGTCATCGACCTTCTCACCAGCTGCCATGCCTTGAATTTCAATCACGGCATTGGCTGGATGGCTCTTGAGCTTTTCTTTGTCCTCTTCTTCCAGGCGGCCAGCTGGGGCGACGTACTTGGGACGATTGGCGCGCCTGTGTTCCCGCAAACCCTGACGGGCGCGGTTGTATTCGGCTTGCATTGGAGCGATCAGCTGCACATCGCTTGGGGGGTAAATCTCATCCTTGTGCTCGACCTCGTTAAATACCAGGGCGTAGATTGGCCAAAAGGTATCGACCTTGATTTTTGGAGCGCAAGGCTCCTCCAGGAAGTCTTTATGCCCCTCGGCTGCGACATACACCAAGCCGCTGGGCTTGTCGTACACCTCATACACACAAACCAGCCCTTTTTGGGCATCTTCATTGCTGTTTTGTAAATAAGAACCCATCTGCACCGATGCGCTGTCTTGCTTGCGGCCCTTGGTGTCGTATGGCGTGTAGTTACCCTTGATGTCCACGCCGTAAATCTCGCTAACCTCGTCCGGGGTTAGGTACATTTCGTGCGCAACCCAGCGACAACCCACAAAGCCGCGCAGCTGGCGGCACATAGGGTCCACGATGATGGCGTTGGCCTCGGGGAAATCAAACAGTAAGCCTTCGCGCAAAACCATTTCAGGCTCGCACATCAACGCTTTCAAAGAAAGCACCAGCTCTTCTATCTCCGGGTCATCAATCTGCACATCGCCCTTCAAAGCCTCTTTGGCAATGCGGCGCATGTGGTCGATTTGAGCGGTGATGTCGTTGATCTTGGCGGAGACTTCGGGGCGGCGCTCCATCTCACGCTGAAAGCCTAATTTGACAAAGCCAGCGCTGGTCGTAATCACCCGGCGCACCAATGCCTTCATTTGCCCTTTGAAATTGGGCTGGGCCTCTTGCATAAAGTAGGTGAACAAAGCCTCCAGGGTCTGAGCTACTCGGTCAATCTTGCGACGGCGTTCTGTGACTTGCTCGTACTCAGCAATCAGCAGCTCCACTTGTGGCGGCACTTCCATTTGATAGCTCATTGCTTTGAGCCGTCCCTCATAGGCTTGCTTGAGCAACTCGTTATCGCCCGTCCATAACTGAAAATCCAATCGGTTACGACGCTTGGCAATGCACTTGGGATTTTTGGCGTAAAGCGCAGCTGTGCGCTGCTGCACATGGCGGTTAATCAGGTTGGCTGTGTAGCGCTTTTCATCCCAATCGCGGTCGTCATAGCCTTTCAAGGCCAAATCCATATCGCGTGTCATTTGGTCAAAGCGCTTTTTGTAGTGCTGCTTGGCGTTGTTCACCCTGGCCAGCACATCTTTGACCAACTGTTGTCTGCGCAAAGGAGGGTCTTTCTTTTCCTCTTCTGCACCATCTTCAACCATCGTAATCATGTCCATTTAAAACCCTCCTGATGCGCTCAATAAGCGTCGTTCTTTGTCACGAAATTTGCTGTCCCATTTCACCCAGGCAAGACTGCCGGTCTTGGGACGATCTGTTTTTACTATCTCAACAAGGCGCGGACCCGATTGACGCGCCAGGCCCATACCAATCCAGGCCAAGGTGTCCACAAAGTCGTCGTGCCTGGCGTTGGGAAACTTCATCAATTCATCAAAGGCATTCATCACCCAGGGCGCGCCCTTGGGAAACTTGACTTTCTTCATTGCCATACGGCCCTGGATGGATTGGGCGCGCTGCACCTTGTTGGCCACCGGTGTGACCTCTTCAATGGCGCAATACACCTTCTCTTCCATCATGCGTTTACGCAAGAATGGCCCGATGGATTTGCTGATGTGGCCTTTTTCGGCCCACCACAGCATTGGCTTGTGCTGCTTCATTAAGCGCAGCATGGCCTCCACCACAACGTCAGACGATTTCTTTTCCCACCAGCAATCAAGTAAGTAAATATCGCCGTACTGGTCCACGCCAGCAATCAGTAAAACTGTGCTGTCCGATCTGCTCTTGTCCTGGCCAACAGCATGGTCGCTTGCAGCAAAGATGCGCATGTCTTTTGGCAAATCTTTTCGGTCGTATTGCACAAGGTAATCACGACGGAAAAAATCTCCATCCTCGGGGCTGGGACGCTGCTGATACAAGGCAGCAAAGCCTCTTGGGTCCAGGCGACGCTGCGCCTCCATAAAGCCCATGTCAAAGCGCTCAGGCCATAGCAGCTCGCCCTTCTTTCGGCCAAGCGGATCATCGTCACCAGCAATGGCTGGCAAGTTAATGATCTTCCACTTGGAAGACTCTTCGCTATTGAAATTGGGGTTGCTTGGATCGGTCAATCGGCCAATCAAATCATCTTCATTCCACCTGGTATGAACAATGATGACGGACGCTGCTGAGTTCATCAAACGGGTCATAGCCACCTGGGTGAACCACTCCCACAGCTTTTGACGAATCGCTGGGCTGTTGGCCTCTTCCGCGTCTTTGATTGGGTCGTCAATGATGAGAAAGTCAGCGCCTCGGCCTGTGATCGAGCCACCACGGCCCACAAATGCGGACATGCCGCCTGAGCCAGTTTGGATACGCTCTTTGCTGGCCCCGCCAAAGCGAAACGCAAAGCCTGGAAACACTTGCTTATAGGGCGCAGACTGCATGATGGTGCGCACATCAGCGCCAAAGTCATGGGCAAAGTCTTCGTTGTAGGTTGCAAAAATGACGTTGCGATAGCCGTCTTTACCAAGCAGCCAGGGAATAAAACGACGCGAAATCAACTCGGATTTGCCGTGTCTTGGGGGCAAAGTCACAATTAAACGTGGAATATGGCCTTTCTCTACCTCTTCAAGCACCTTGGCCAGCGCTCGATGGTGTTTTGCGTCCTTGAACATGGAGCGATCAATGTCACCAGGCTCGTCCGGGTCCGGCATGGTGAACTTCACAAACGATAAAAACTCAGAGCGCGCCTCGATAGCGCGTTTTTGCCGTCTTGCAGCCGCGATCTGACGCTCAAGAACATCAAGCTTGGCTTGCTTTTGATCTTCCTGGGGTTTTTCTGCGAGAGCTTCAGCCATTTGCGATTCCTTTTATCGTTGAAAGCCGCATCGGCCTTCGCATTGCTGCACGGCCTCGTAAACGAAATACCCTATCGTTCCCAGCAGCGCAATCGTGATGACGATAAACAACACAATTTCGATGATTTCTTCTATCTCAGCTTTACGGCGCGCAGCCGCTTCACGCGCTCGCTTGTCTGCTTGGATTTGGTCGCTTGTGATTTGCTTTGAGCGAGCAACGATCCGCTGCCATACGTCCATGTTGTTTGGAAAGAACAAATTTTTGACCTCTAGCTCAAAAGCCTTTGCTTGCTCAATTGCCAGCTCCAGCTCAACTGCTTGGCCTAATGCGCTGCCCTTAAAACCGCCCTTTTTGACGACCGCTATGGCCTGTTCTTTGGCTCCAAAGAACTGACTAAGGCAAGGACCCAAACTTTCTAGGTTTTGGCAAGTGCTGACTGTGGCTTTGACAACCTTGATTGCTGTATTCACAGCTGAAAGAGCGGCCATCACTTCCATCATTTTTTCACCCACTTGATACAAGTAACCACGCGGCTATATACGTCACCTACCCAGGTCCATCGGACACAAACATAAGGCGGGGGTGGTGGTGGTGGGGTAGCTTCAGCCATTAGCGATTCCTCCCATACAAATCGTGGCATTTACGCGGGACGTACCCGTAGCGCTGCGTAAACATCCAGCAGCCATTGAGCGTTGGCTCTTTGACCAGCTCGTACAAATCATGTTCGCGGTTTTTAGCGCGCTCTCTGTCACGCGCCTGGCGGTCCTGGTCGATCCAGTAAAAGACTCCGCCCATGACGCACACAACAAAGATGACAGCCACGGCAATTGCGATCTCGAGCTGAATCTTTCTAAAGAAATCGCGCCGCTTTTTTGCAGCCAGGTCAGCGACTTTTTTTCTTCACGCTCAATCCGCGCTGCTTCTTCTCGCAACCGATTGCGCTCTTTGAGAAAGTCCTCATACAAGCCAGCCATCGGCGTTTGGTAAATCAGCAAATGCTTTATTTCTTCTTCTGCATCTTGCAGCTGGCGCAAACGCATTACGTTGTCAAATGCTTGCGAGTTCATTGACTTTTTCT